ATTGATACTTGGTATGATATTGATTCTGGAAACTCAACCAACATCAATATTATTATAGACCAAGAATATTTTAATATTGAAGGTGGCACAGTTCCTGTTGCAGGCTATCAACCAAGAGCGATTATCAAAGCAACTGATGCTCCATACATATCTCAAGAAGATAGATTGGTTGTTAATGCTATTACAACTAATAGGGGCAGTGTATTAAAACCAGAAACAACATTTTTAGTTAAGACAGTTGAGCCTGATAATACAGGTTTAGTCTCATTGGTATTAGAGGAGCAATAATGTCTCAGTATCAAATGGAAACAGAAGAAGATATGATTGCATATTTAGATATTAATTATGGTCATGGGGTTTCTGCTGTTTACACAAACAATGGCTCAGATTCTACTATTAAAATTATTCTTAATAATGAATATGTTGAACAAGAAGAAGGCATAGGCGTGGAAGCATTAAAACCTATAGCCTATTGCAGAACCATAGATGTTCCAAACATATCATTTGGAAACACTTTAGCTGTTGCAGCCATTAAAGATGTTGATGGCAATACATTAAAAGCAGCACAAAATTATACAGTTGTTAATATACAAGCAGATAGGACTGGCTTTTCTGCTTTAATGCTTGAGGAAATATAATGGCAAATCATATTAGACAACAAATTAGAGAAAAATTTGGCACAACTTTAACAGGATTAACAACTACTGGTTCTAATGTTTTTGAATCCAGAGTTTATCCATTAGAAAATGCTTCTTTGCCAGCATTAATCATTTACACAAAATCAGAAACATCTGAGCCTATCGTTATAGGAACACAAAGACTTATGAGCAGAGATTTATTAGTGGTTGTGGAAGGTTATGCAAAAGCTACTAGCAACTTTGATGATACTATTGATACAATAAGCAAAGAAGTTGAAGCAGCAATAGCTGCTGATAGAACTCTGGATGGATTAGCTAAAGATACTTATTTAGAATCCACAGAGATAGAGTTTAACGCTGAGGGAGAAAAGCCATTAGGCTATGTCTCTCTTACATTTTTAACTAACTATTATGTCAAGGAAAATGCTCCTGACGTAGCAGTTTAAAGGAGATAATTATGAAAATGATTAGTCCAGACGGAAAAGTTTCTATAGATGCTCACCCCTCTAAGGTTGAGTCATTATTGAATAAGGGTTGGAAAGAGGAAGCAGCCCCATCGAAAGATAAACCTAAATCTTCTTCTAAAGAAAAGTCGAAAGACGAGGTAAAATATGGCGACTCATAAGGGAAGCGAGGGAACTGTAAAAGTTGGCTCAAATGCTGTAGCTGAAATAAGGTCTTACTCAATCGAAGAATCTGCTGATACTTTAGAAGATACTTCAATGGGTGATTCTGCTAGAACTTATAAACCATCATTAACAAACTTCTCAGGAAGTTTGGATGTTTTTTGGGATGAAACTGATACATCAGGTCAAGGTGCTTTAAGCATTGGATCAGAAGTAACTTTGAATGTTTATCCTGAGGGCGATGCTTCTGGCGATACTTATTACACTGGTTCAGCTATTGTAACTGGTGTTTCAAGAACTGGTTCATTTGATGGATTGGTTGAAGCTAGTATTTCAGTTCAAGGCAATGGTGCTCTAACAGAAAGCACTGTATAAAAATGAAAGCAATTGAAAATGCTGTAAAACATTTTGCAGAGCAAGATGTAAAAGTAATTGAAGTGTCTGAATGGGGTGATGAAGATAACCCATTGAAAATATATAGTAAGCCATTAACGCTAGCTGAAACTTCCAAGCTTTATAAAATGAGCAAAGAGGATGATCTAACGATGATGGCTTATGTCCTTATTTATAAGGCACTAGATGAAAACGGAGATAAGTTATTTGATCTAAGTGATAAAAATAGCCTATTAAACAAAGTTGATAGAGAAGTATTAGTTAATATAGCTCAACAGATCATGGGGCAAGAGCCTATTGAGGAAGTTAAAAAAAACTAATAGAGGATAGTAATTTATATGTGCAATATGCACTGGCTGAAAAACTTGGAAAAACTTTACAGGAAATCCAAGAAATTACTATCCACGAATATCAAGGGTGGATAGCTTACCTAGAAATAGCTGAAGAGAAACGAAACAATGGCAAATAAAAAAGTAAAGTTTGAGCTAACAGCGATAGATAAGACCAAAGCAGCTTTTGATAAAGTTACCAAAGGTCTTAAAACTGTTGGTGGAGCTGCTGCTGGTGCTGCTAAAGGAGTGGCAGGCGTTGGTTTGGCTGCTGGTGCTACAGCAACAGCATTAGCATTGCTTGTCGATAAATCGTTTCAAGCTGTTGATGCAATTGGAAAAACATCAACACAAACAGGCATAGCAACCGATACTCTACAAGCTTTTCATTTAGCTGCTAGAGAGTCTGGCACAACTATTGAGGGTGCAAACACAGCTTTAATTAAGTTTGCTAGAAGTGTTGGCGATGCACAGCGAGGAGTTAAAACTCAATCAGATATATTTAAAGATTTAAATGTAAGTCTAAAAAATTCAGACGGATCAATGCGATCTTTTGATGACATTTTAAATGATACTGCTGTAGGAATAACAAAACTTGGCGATCAAACAGCAAGAGCCACAGCTTTAGCTAATTTGTTTGGTAGACAGGGTGTTATTTTAACAGGTGCTATAAATGATTTATCTGAAAGTGGAATGAAGAAATTTATTCAAAGAGCTAAAGATTTAGGCATTGTTTTAAGTGAGAGGGTTATAAGAAGAACAGAAGAATTTAATGATGCTGTTGGCGTTATTAAAATGCAACTTGGTTCTTTTGTGAACAACATTACAACTGCATTTTTGCCAGTTTTTGAAGAAATGCAAAAAACAATTGCTAAAACTATACAATCTATGATTGATGGTGCTGGTGGAATGGATCAGCTAGGAATGAGTATTGCAAATTCAATTATTGATGCCAGTGCTAGTGGAATAGAAGCAGTGGGGCAACTTCAATTTGCTTTTGCAGATTTTGTAGCAAATTTAGAACAATTATTGCCAAAGGCTCAAATTAGTTATGGAAACTTTATAGCCGATCTTCTTAAGTCAACTCCTGCTCTTGGTAATACTTTTGGAACTATTGCAGATCTAATGTTAAGAGTAAAAAGTGCAGAATTAGATTTAGCAAAAGCCGAAAGAAATGTAGTTAGCAAAGAATTTTTAAATAAAACCAAACAAGCTGCTGATAGTTTGCGAAACATGAAAATAACAGCAGATGATTTAATTGATACAAACAACACTCTTAATGAATCTTTTGGACAATCTGAAAATACTTTAACAAACATACAAAGTCCAATGGATTTATATATTTCACAAATTGAAGATGTTGGAAAAACAATTCAGCAAATAGGTGTTAAATCTATGAAATCATTTGAAGATGCAATAGTAACTGGCTTAAAAAATGGAAAGTTATCATTCAAAAATTTTGCTGATGTGGTTGTAACTGAATTATTAAGAGTTGCTGTTCAACAATTAGTTATAAAAAATCTTTTAAATGCTTTTGGCTCGTTTAAATCAGGACTAGAATACGATCAACTCACAGATGGAGATACATTATTTTCAGCAGATGGTGGTGGCTATACAGGTATGGGTGCTAGAGCTGGTGGTGTAGATGGTAAAGGTGGATTCCCAGCTATACTACATCCTAATGAAACTGTTATTGATCATACAAAAGGACAGGGCATGGGCACTACAGTCAACTTCAACATTTCAACAGTAGATGCTGCTGGCTTTGACCAGTTATTAGCATCAAGAAAAGGATTGATAACATCAATCATAAACAACGCCATGAATAATCAAGGCAAGATGGGGGTTGTGTAAATGTCTGGTCAACTTCCAACAGACCCTAACTTTAGAACTTTAAATTTTAAAGATAACAGACCAACGCTTTTGAACCAGACTTTATCTGGTAAAAAACAAGTAAGACAAATAGGCTCACAATATTTTTCTTTTACAGTGGGAATGCCACCTTTACAACAAGAAAAAGCACAGGAGATATTTGCATTTTTACAAAAGCAAAAAGGTTCTTTTGAGGACTTTACTATTCAAGCACCTTTAGACAACTTAGGTGCAAGCAAATTAGAAACAGATATAGTTGTTAATGGAGCTCATACCTCTGGCGATAACACAATAGCAATGGATGGTTTTTCACAAACCACAGGAGCATTAAAGGCTGGAGATTATATTAAGTTTGCCAATCATTCTAAGGTGTATATGGTATCTGAAGATGCTGATGCATCAGGTGGAGCAGCAACAGTAACCATATCTCCAAATTTAGTAGCATCTCTTGCAGATAATGAAGCTGTTACTGTAAATAAACCTAGCTTTACTGTATATCTTGAAAACAATGAAATCATGTATTCAACAGATGCTAGTGGTTTTTACAGAATTTCATTTGACGTTAGAGAGGTTATTACCTAATGTCTAGAAGTCTATCTGCCGATCTACAAACCCAAGTATCATCAACAGCAACTAAAACAGCTTTTTTAGTTGAGTTAAACTTATCATCAACAATTAGGCTTACTGACTGGTATTCTGATGTAACTTACAATTCTAACAGCTATGAAGCTGGTGGTTCTTTTTTGAGCGTAGACTCAATAACTGAAACAGGTCAATTGCAGGTTGATGAAATTAATCTAGGATTCTCAAATATTACAGATCAAGTTAGATCGCTTGTACAAAATGGAGAATTTACAGATAAAACAGTTGAAGTTTATTTAGCTTATTTTAATTCAAGTGAATCAATTGTTGGTGCAATTAATTTTTTTACAGGTCAAATAAGAAACATATCAATTCAAGAAAATGTGGGAAATTCAATTCTCAATATGACTGTTGCAAGTCATTGGTCTAACTGGAATTTAACAAAAGGCAGGCATTTCTCAGATGAGTCTCAACAATCATTTAGTTCAGGTGATAGGGGCATGGAGTTTGCTGGTCAAGTTAAAAAAGATGTTAGGTGGGGGTCTTAAATGGCTAATCCTATAGCAGCATTTTTCAAATGGGCTGGCAGCAAGGCTGCTGCCGCTTGGTCAGCATTTAAAACAGCAGAAACAATAACTCAAATATCAATGGTTCTCACAGCAGCCAGTTTAGCTGTTGGCGTTAAAGGATTTATGCAAGCCAGACAAATGCTGGCTAAAGGTCAAGACATACTTGCTAACAAAACTTCTATGGGTGGAAAGATACCAGTTATCTATGGAACAAGAAGGGTTGGAGCACAAATTATTTACATGGATGTAAATGAAAACGATTCTAGGGATATGTATGTGGTATACGCTTTGTCAGTTGGTAAGTGTGATGAGATTTTGGGCAGAACAATTGAGCTAGATGGCAACCCATTAACTGATTCCGCAAGATTTAGAAATGGTGGGTATATTGGTTCAGATAAAATATCTTCTGGTTCAGGATCATTAAATACAGTTTCACAAAACGGAACAAATAGTTTAAATCTTGCTGGTGGTACTTTTGGAACTGATCCCACTGCTAAATATAGATATGTCATGAATTTACATCATGGAGCTGCATCACAAACAGCAGACCCCATGCTTGTTGCATCTATGCCTAATTGGACTTCATCACATAGACTTGATGGAATTTGCTATATAGCTGCTCACTATGGTTATGACAAAGAAGGAATGTGGAAAGGAGTTCCCCAGCTAACAGTGCAAGTTAGAGGAAAAAAAGTTTTTGATCCTAGAGACACAAATCAAACATTTGGAACTGTATCTACCTATGAGCACTCAGACAACCCAGCCTTATGCTTTCTTGATTTCATAACTAATGATGAGTATGGAAAAGGTTTAACAGAGTCTCAAATTAATATGTCTACTTTCAGCTCTGCTGCCAATGTCTGTGATACTTTGGTTGATCAGCCCTATTTCAATGGGTCAGCCCAAAGCGTTACATGGGAAGGAACAGTAGGAAATAATTTTATTAATATAACTGGCACTAATGCAAATGAAGTTTGGTGGCAAAACAAAGTTGGTGAGTTAATGGATTTAGAAGATGCGGTTGGTAACGCTATTTTAAATTCTGCTGTAATTCAAGATGTACAAAGAACACATTTTTACGATTCTAGCGAGGACTATGCTGTTTATTTTAAAGACACATTAGGCTCTACTTATACATCCCAGAATGGGCAATCATTATTAAAGGTTAAAAGATTTCATTGCAATGGGTACTTAGATGCCAACAAGAATGTTATGGATAATGCTAAAGAGTTACTTGCTAATATGCGAGGTATCTTTCTTTATATAGATGGCAAGTATGAACTATCCATTGAAGATACAGGCTCATCTACTTTTAGCATTACGGATGATCACATTATTTCTGATTCTGGTATATCAGTTGATTATGGTAATAAAGACAAAAAAGCAAATAAGGTTATTGTTGAATTCTTTAACGCTAATAAAAAGTATGAGCTAGACACAGCCACAGTTTTACATGATGCAACCCCTGATTATACATCTGATGATGGTGGTGAAGTCTTAGAGGTAAAAGCTGAATTTCCTTATGTCTCTGATCCTTACATTGCTTATAACATGGCAAAAGCTATTTTAACAAGAAGCAGGAATCAGACCACAATGCAGTTCTTAGGTACTCCTGAGATGTATAAGCTCAACGTGGGAGACATAGTTGATCTTACCTATGCAGGACTAGGTTTTAATGGAAAGATATGCAGGGTTGAAGCCTTAGAGCTTCAGTCAAATGGATTGGTTGCAGTTAGTCTAATAGAGTATTTTGATGTTTATACATGGGAAGTACCACCACAAGAACCAGTAGAAGAACTATCTAATCTGCCTTCAGCTTTTGCTGTAAAAGCACCAACAGGCTTATCTTTTACTGATACTGATTCCAGCTCTACAGGTAGACCATTCTTATCTTGGAATGAACCAACAGACTTTCCAGATCATCAATATAGGGTCAATGTAGTAGATAGTTCAAGTAACGAGCTTACAAATAAAATTGTTGATACTGAATTTTGTGATTTAAACTTTTTGCCAGTTGGCTCTAATTATGTTGCTAGTGTTAGCTCAATCAATACCCTTAATGTTGAATCATCAGCAGCCACATTAACTTTTAATGTTGGAGATAGACCAGTAAATGCTGGTGTTGATGTTGTAACAAATAGCATCACTTCAAATGAAATAGCCCCAACAACAATTGTTGGTGGTAATTTAGTTAATGGAACAGTAGATACACCACAATTAGCAGATGATGCAGTAACCCTAGATAAAGCAGCAGCAGATTTAATAGCTGCCATTGATGCAGGTGGAGCTGGCTCAACACAATTAATAAAATCAACATCAGCACCATCAACAAGGGATGATGGCAATGCATTGCAAGCTCAAGATTTATGGGCAGATACCGATGACAACAATCAGATTTATGTAAGAAATGCATCTAACAATGGCTGGGTAAAAGCCAGAGATTCTTCTTTGGTTACTTTGTATAACTCACTAAGCTCAACTGTTTCTACAAATAGCTCTAACATTGCTACAGCTCAGGGAGATATTGTTACTTTAACAACTGATACCTCAGCTAATGCAAGTGCTATTTCAAGTTTAACTTCCACAGTTAATAGCAACACATCAGCAATAAGTACAGAACAAACAACCAGAGCAAATGCAGATAGTGCTTTAGCTGCTGATATAACAAGTCTAACCTCAACAGTTAATAGTAATACCTCATCCATTTCTTCTGAAGCTACTACCAGGGCAAATGCTGATGCTGCTTTAGCATCAGATATAACATCTTTAACCTCTACAGTTAATAGCAAT